CACCGAACCCACCACCCACCACGAACCCCGCACCCTCCAACGCACCAACCCCGACGGCACCAACTACTGGCTCACCGACCACCACCGAACCATCAGCCTCCCCCTCCTCGAACAACTCACCTCCGCCATCGCCACCACCGGCGCCATCGAAGGCGGAGCACACACCTTCACCTCCAAACCAGCCGCCCGCATCGACGCCATCGACGTCCTCCAAGCCATCGAGACCGAAGCGCTCTCCTGGTGCCGCCGGCTCCACCTCCCCACCATGGACAAGCGCACCGGCCACCAGCTCGACGTCCGCACCCTCGTCCGATCCGCAGCCGCCAACGCCGGCGACACCATCAGCCGCGACCTGCGCTCCTGGTGGATCCGCGCCCGCACCGTCACCGGCTGGGACTCCCCTTCGTGGCGGCCGGACAACACGTGCCCGCTGTGCACGGTCAAGGGTGGCCTGCGGGTCCGCCTGGATGCGCAGACCGCGATGTGCGTCGAGTGCGGTGAAGGGTGGGACAGCGGGACGATCGGCCTGCTGGCGGACCACATCCGTGCCGAGAACTCGGACTGGGAGGACGGGGAGGCGCCATCCTCAGCAGTAGGATGAGGGCTAGAAGCGACCCCGGCGACGCGCCAACGTCCCGGGGTCTGGCCCACTCGGATGAGGAGTGAACATGACCGATGCTACGTGCGCCGTTGCCGACTGCGACAGGCCCGTCAGGGCACGGGGCTTCTGCCACGCCCACTACGCGCGGTTCCTGCGGACAGGCAAGGTTCCCGAGACCGCAATCCGCCGGTACGAGCACGCCGCTACCTGCGAACTAGACGACTGCGATCGACCACGCCACGGCCTAGGCTTCTGCCACCTGCACTACAAGCGCCAGGTTCAGTTCGGAGACGTGACGCGCGAGAAACAGATGCCCGCCGGCGAAGACCACTGGAACTGGTCGGGTGCCGCCATCACCTATCAAGGGCTCCACAAGCGCATCTATCGCGCGCATGGACCCGCGTCGAAGCAGGCGTGTGCCCACTGCCCTGGGCAGGCAGAACAGTGGGCGTACGACCAACAAGACCCCGACGAGCGCATCGAGGGAAAGCTTCGCTATTCGGTCGATCCTGCGCACTACATCCCCTTGTGCGTGCCGTGCCACGTTTCGTTCGACCGATCAAAAGCCGCTTAGTCCTTCTGAGTCATCTTCGGCGTGACGCATTGCGGGCCACATGATCTTTGTGGTCTACTAGCCCTGGTCCTTCAGTGACCCCAAAATCAGGAACCCCGCCGACTTCCAACCGGCGGGGTTTCGTCGTTCCCGAGGCAGGTGACCCGCATGTCGGTCACCCTCGACCCCTTCGAACTCGCAGCCCGCACCTTCGAAACCCCCACCCGCCGATGGACAACCCCCGGCGAACTCGCCCAAGCCATCGACCGCCGTACCATCCAAACCCCGGCACTCGACCTCATCGACCAAGCACTCGTCGACGTCCTCGACCAGCCCGACGGCCGCCTCATCATCAGCATGCCCCCACAAGAGGGCAAATCCACCCGAGCCAGCCAAATCTTCCCCATCTGGGCACTCACCCAAAACCCCAGCCTCCGCATCGTCACCGGCTCCTACGCCCAAGGACTCGCCAACCGCAACGGCCGCACCGTCCGCAACACCATCACCGCCCACCCCGAACTCGGACTCACCATCGCCACCGACAACGGCGCCGCATCCGAATGGGAAATCGCCGGACACGGCGGCGGGATGCTTTCCGTCGGCCGCGGCGCAGGCGTCACCGGCCGCGCAGCAGACGTCCTCATCATCGACGACCCCCTCAAGGACCGCGCCGAAGCCGACTCCCAGGTCATCCGAGACACCTGCTGGGACTGGTGGACCGATGCCCTGTCCGCCCGCCTCTCCCCCGGCGCGCCTGTCATCCTCATCCTCACGCGCTGGCACGAAGACGACCTCGCAGCCCGCCTCATCGAGCAGGACGCGCACGCCGGCTGGCGGGTCATCAACATCCCCGCGCAGGCCGACCACAACCCCGCCGAGGGCGAGACCGACCCGCTGGGCCGCGAGCCGGGCGAGTACATGGTCTCCGCGCGTGGACGCAGCTACTCGCAGTGGGAGTTGCGGCGCAAGACGGCCGGGTCGCGCACGTGGGCGTCGCTGTACCAGGGGCGTCCGTCGCCTGGCGAGGGCGACATCCTCAAGCGCGACTGGTGGCGCCGCTACGAGACCCCACAGCACCTGGTCCGCAACGACGGCTCCTGCATCGTCACCGACTACGACGACATGCTCCTCTCCTGGGACCTCACGTTCAAGGACACCAAGAGCAGCGACTACGTCGTCGGCCAGGTGTGGATGCGTCGCGACGCCGACGCCATCCTGCTCGATCAAGTCCGAGCCCGGATGGACTTCCCGACCACACTCGCAGCCGTCCGGGCGTTGGCCGCGAAGTGGCCGCAAGCCACTCTCAAGCTCATCGAGGACAAGGCCAACGGGCCCGCTGTGATCGCATCGCTGTCGCGGAGCGTCCCAGGGATCGTGCCCGAGGAGCCTCAAGGTTCGAAGGAAGCCAGAGCGTCCGCCGTCTCACCGCTGATCGAAGCCGGCAACGTCTGGATCCCCGCCTCGGAACTGGCGCCTTGGGTCGACGACCTCATCGAGGAAGCTGCATCGTTCCCCGCAGGCAAACACGACGACCAAGTCGACGCCCTCAGCCAAGGCCTCAACCGGATCCTGCTGCAGCCCCTCGTCGACGGGTCGCTCCTGCTCGAAGCGGACGACCTCGACGAAGAACTCGCCGACTACCGGCCCGTCCTCATCTGACCCGATTTCGGAGGTGAACGCATGACCGTCGCGCTCACCGAGGACCAGACCGGACTGACCCCCGACGAGGAACGACAGCTCGTCGAAGCGTTCGGTGCTCTCGCGCACGAGCTCGAGATCATGCAGGAGTCGTTCGCCGACCTCGAGCAGCTGCACGCCGAGGACCAGGGCTGGGCTCGCATGGGCTTCGCCGCGGACATGACGTTCACCCGTCAGGGACTGCGAGACGCCGCGAAGCGTGCACGGTTCATGCTCATCGCCAACCCGCTCCTCAAGCGTGGCGTCGCCCTGCGCACCGCCTACGTGTGGGCGCGTGGCGTGCAGATCCAGGCCCGAGCGACCGGCAGCAACACTGCCAACCCGCTTGAGCAGGACGTGAACACCGTCGTGCAGGCGTTCCTCGACAACCCGGACACCCGCAAGGTGCTCACCGGGGCCAGCGCGCGTGAACGCAACGACCGCACCCTCGCGACGGACGGCACCCTGCACGTCGCGCTCGTCACGAACCCCCTCACCGGCGACGTGCGACCCCGCATCGTCCCCAACGACGAGATCGACGACGTCATCACCTCGGGGCAGGACCGCATCGACCGCTGGTTCTACGTCCGCTCGTGGACCCAGGTCGTCACCGAACCGCTCTACGGCGGCGGATTCCGCAAGCGTTCCGAGGTCCGCAAGGTGCTCTACCCGGCACTGGACTACAAGCCAGCCACCCGCCCGGCAACCGTCGCCGGCATCCCAGTCGCCTGGGACTCTCCCGTCGCCGAGGTCAACGTCAACGACCTCGAAGGGTGGGACTTCGGCATCGGCGACCTTTACGCCTCGATCCCCTGGGCGAAGGCGTACAGCGAATTCCTCACCGACTGGGCCCGGCTCGTCAAGGCGCTGTCGCGGTTCGCGTTCCGAGCGACCTCCGACAAGACCGGCAAGGCACGCCAGGCGGCCGCATCGCAGCGCGCCGCCGATGCCCGCAGCGTCGTCGACGGAACCGGCATCCCCGGCCCCCGATCTTCAACAGCCGGCGGCACGGTGCACCTGGGCCCCGGACAGAACCTCGAGGCCATCCCCAAGACCGGCGCGACGATCGACAGCGAGTCCGGCAAGCCTCTGGCCGCGATGATCGCCTCCGGCCTCGAGGTGCCCGTCACGATGCTGCTGACCGACCCGGGCGTCTCCGGGGCACGCGCAACAGCAGAGACGCTCGACACGCCCACCGAGAACATGGCCAACCTGCGTCGCGAGGTCTGGGCCGAGTTCTACACCCGAATCCTGGGGCACGTCATCGACGCGTCCGCAAAGGCGCCGCAGGGCAGCCTGCGACGCAAGAGCCTGACCCGAGACAAGGTCACCGGGCGCGAGACCGTCACCTTGGCCGGCGACACCGACCGGACCATCGAGATCGTCTGGCCCGACCTCACCGAGACGTCCCTCAAGGATCTCGTCGACGCGATCGTGGCCGCCGACGACACCGGCAAGATGCCCGAGATCGAGACCATGAAGCTGCTACTGAACGCGTTCAACATCCGCGACATGGACGAGCTGATCGAGAAGGCCACCGACGCGGACGGCAACTGGATCGACCGAGCCGTGTCAGCCGGCCAGGCTGCGGCCAACGCGTTCCGCCGCGGCGAAGACCCCGCTTCCACGCTGGCCTGAGCGATGGCCTGGTCCTCGGAGTCCGATCAGATCCTGGCGCAGATGCGCGAGCAACTCGCCCGCATCACCGATGTCCACACCCGCGAGCAGACAGCCTTGTGGGTGCGGGCGTGGGACGACATCGCCCCCGAGTTGGAAGCGGCGCTCAACGAACTAGTGCTGCAAGCGACCGACGGGCGGCTGCGACGCAACGACCTGATCCGCTCCGCGCGGCTGCAGAACGCGCTTGAGGTCATCCAGGGCCGCCTCGCGTCGCTCGTCGACGGATCCTCGTCTGCGATCGTCGACGCTCTGGGTGACGTCATCGACTACGCCGGCGCCATGCAGGAACGTCTGATCGCGTCCCAACTGCCTCCCAGCGCGGCTAGCGAGATCACGGCCTGGTCGCGGGTGTCGCCCGCTGCGGTCGACACGATCGTCGCCCGGGCGTCGACGCAGATCACCAAGCTCTCCTACCCGCTCTCGGACGAGGCGACCGCTTCCATGCGGCGTCAGCTAGTTCGCGGCGTCGCCGTCGGCGAGAATCCCCGGGCGGTAGCCGCGCGGATGGTCAAGCAGACCGAGGGTCTGTTCAACGGCGGCCTTGGCCGTGCGCTGACGATCGCTCGTACCGAGATGCTCGACGCACACCGGGCAGCGGCCGCGCTCCAGGACCAAGCCAACGCCGACCTCCTCGCCGGATGGACGTGGATGGCGACCCTGTCGGCCCGCACCTGTCCCGCCTGCTGGAGCATGAACGGCCGCGAGTTCTCCCTGGACGAGCCAGGTCCGGAGGGGCACCAGAACTGCCGCTGCACGCGTGCACCTCGCACCAAGACGTGGCGCGAGCTCGGATTCGACCTCGACGAGCCAGCGTCCCTAGCACCCGACGCCGACAACGCCTTCCAGGCCCTGTCTCCCGTCGAGCAGCGCGAAGTGCTCGGCGGCCGCGGGTACGACGCCTGGCGTGCTGGCGACTTCCCCATGTCGCAGTGGGCCACCAAGCGTCGCACCGTCGGATGGCGCGACTCGTGGGTTCCTGCAGCGGCCCCCAGCCTGAACTAGCGGCCCTCGATCTGCGAAGGCTCGTAGGCCACTGCGGGACACCAACGGCAGCCGTACTCGATCCCCAGACCGGGAAACAGTCGTCCCGGCTCACTGACCGCGACTAGACGCTCAAGCGTGAACTCATGCCCCGGGCACTCGCCCGGGCCACCAACGTTCTCGTCGTCGACGCCCACCCGACCGAATCTACCTGCCGAAGGAGGCGTCCCGCTCATGTCCAAGACGATCCGCGAGACCGCCGCCCTGACCGCGTCCATCGCCAGCGACAGCAGCGATGGCCTCGACATCCAGATCATCACCCCCGGCTGGGGATCGTCCGGCTACTACGCCGAGAGCGTGCTCGAGGCCGCAGCCGAGGAGAAGGTGTTCCCGGCCGGCACGCACATGTACTTCGACCACCCCACCGCCACCGAGCGGCAGGAGCTGCCGGAACGGTCAACCCTGCGCCTGGGGGCGGTCCTCCGCGAGGACGCCACCTGGGACGGCACCCGTCTCGCCGCCAAGGCAGACCCGATCGCCCCGTACCGGGAGCTGCTCGAGGACACCGTGTTCCAGAAGGCAGTCGGAGTCTCGATCGTCGCGGCCGCCGAGGTGTCCGCCGGCGAGCAGGACGGTCGGACCGGGCCCATCATCGAACGCCTGGTCCCGTCCAACACGACCTCCGTCGACTTCGTCACCCACGCCGGCCGCGGCGGCGCGTTCGGGGCTGCGCTGGAGTCCGCTCAGCCGTCGATGGTGCTTGAGTCCGCAGTCCGCCGGGGCGTGTCCGAGGCGACAGTCAACGACCAGCGCGAAGCCCTGTCGAACCTGCTGCGCGACGCCTACAACGCTGACAACACGTGGGTGTGGCTGCGGGACTTCGACGACACCACCGCCTGGTTCGAGGTCGAGGACAACGACGGCGCCGCCGTCTGGCAGCAGACCTACACCAAGAGCGATGACGGCCTCGCCGACACCCTCACCGGAGACCGCACCGAAGTGCGCGTGTCCACCCAGTACGTCCCGGTCAGCCCGGCCGGGTCCACCACCCAGGAGTCCAAGGAGGACACCATGGCAACCACCCAGATCGAGGAGTCGGAGCTCTCCGGCCTCCGCGAGACGGCCGGCCGGGTGACGACGCTCGAGGCAGAGCGCGACACCGCGACCAAGACGGCCGAGGAGGCCGTGCGACGCGCGAACGTCGCCGAGGCACGCCTCGCTGCCGCGTCCGTCGCCCGCGCCCGCGTCATCGCCGAGAACGCCGACCTCGCATCCGCGACCGTCGACCGCGTCGTCGCCGAGGCGCTGCGGGAGGTCCCGCTCACCGAGAACGGCGAGCTGGACACCGACGCCCTCAACGAGCGCACCGACAAGGCACGCGAGGCCGAGGAGTCCTACCTCGCCAGCCTCGCCGCCAACGCCGGCGCTGGCATCCCCAGCGGGTTCGGCAAGAGCGGCAGCGGCGCCACCGTCACCGAGAGCGACATCGACAAGGCCATCGCCGCAGCGACCGGCCGCCAGATCAAGGAGGCGTGAGCCATGCGCAACGAGCGACTCAACGCAGGCGAGCGCATCAGCGCCGCCGTCGCGTCGGGCACCGAGTCCGGCAAGCCCGTCATCATCCTGGGTGACGTCCCCGGCGTCACCGCCACCAAGGAAGGCGAGGGCGGCAATATCGCTGGCCGCGCATCCGTGTGGACGGTCGGCGTGTTCACGCTGTCCACGACCGACGCCGTCAGCAGCGAGGGCACCAAGCTCTACCTGACGCCCGGCGGAGCCATCACCACGACGTCCAGCGGGAACACGCTGTTCGGTCGCACCGTCCACTCCGCCGAAGGCATCGGCGGAACCAAGTCGTCGGGAGCGGGCAGCGTGCACGTCCGCCTCGGGAAGGTCTGAGGAGGACCACCATGAAGACGCTCAACATCGCCGACGTCTCCGAGTCGTTCGGCCTCAACTCCGACGGCGTCCTGGCCGGCACCGGCGTCGCCGTCAACCGACAGCGAGCCGTGGCCAGCCGCGGCGCGAAGATCGTCGAGGCTGCCAAGCTCCTCGAGCAGGCATGGGGAGGCAACCGGATCGCCGGCGCCCTCGTCGAGGAGGCGCTGTCCACTTCGGACCTGTTCAAGTCCGCCACGGGCGACGTCCTCGACCGCGAGATGCTCGCGCAGTACGAGGCCATGCCGCCCCAGTGGAGCAAGTTCTCGTCCCGCACCTCGGTCCGCAACTTCAAGCCCAAGCAGCTGCGCGACCTGTCCGGCGCCCGCAACCGCCTCGAGCTCGTCCCGGAGCTGACCGAGTACCCCTCGGCCGACTACGCGATCAGCGAGCGGTCGATCGCGGTCAAGAAGTACGGTCGCCGATTCGGGTACTCGTTCGAGGCGAAGATCAACGACGAGCTCGACGAGCTCGCCCAGGTCCCCGGCGAGTTCGCGAACGCCGCCCGCCTGACCGAGGACTACCTGTCCCTGCAGCTGATGGTCAACCCGCTCACCGGGGCCCCCAACACGACGTTCTTCAACGTCGGCAACGGGAACCTCGGAACCGGGCTGCTCAACCAGGACAACCTGCAGGCAGCTGTCACCACGGTCTCCACCAAGCGCGACAGCGACGGGAACCTCCTGACGCCTGGGCCGCTGCAGCTCATCGTCGGTCCGGCGCTGTCGTTCATCGCGCAGCGTCTGATCAACCAGACCGAGGTGCGCGTCACGACGGGCGATACCACCACGGTCGAGCCGAACCCGCTGCGCGGCCGCGTCACGCTGACGGTGCTGGAGAACCTGCCCGGCACCGCCTGGTTCGTCCTGCCGCTTCCGACGGCTCCCCGGCCGGCGTTCTACACCGCGTTCCTGCGCGGCTGGGAGTCGCCCGACATCCGCTACAAGGCGGACCAGGGTGCGCGCGCTGGCGGCGGTCAGGTCGGCGTCGACGACGGCTCGTTCGACGTGGACGGCGTCTACTGGCGGGTGCGTCACATCGTGGGCGCTGCGCATGGCGACCCGAAGTTCACCTACGCCTCCGACGGCCTCGGCTGATCGGGAGAGGAGAGACCATGCCCGCATACACGGACAAGGATCTCGTCGACGTCGTCGACGAGAACGATCAGCCTCTCGGTTCGTTCCCCAAGGCGTGGGTCGGCACCGACCTGCTGCCGGCCGGGGCGAAGAAGGCTGGCAAGGCGAGCTCGTCCAGCGAGAAGGTTGAGATCCCGGAGGGTGACCCCACCGAGGACTGGACCAACGCGCAGCTCGACGCCTTCGCGAAGGCCGAGAACATCGACCTCGGTGGCGCGTCGAACAAGGCCGACCGCCTCGCGGCCATCGACAAGAGCAAGTCCACCGGCACCAACGTGGTGACCGGCGACTGATCGTCTCGCTTCTGGGCCGCACCCACGCTGGACCGTGGGTGCGGCCTGGTGGTGACGCGATCACCGTCCGCTCCGT